AGTTCAGCGTAAAACAGAAAAAGAAGAAAGCTAATGAAACTAATAACAGAATACGTAGAAAAAGAACTCGAAGTGATTGCAGAGTCTAAAAAAGATGGTAGTAAAAACTATTTCATCGAAGGCGTATTCATGCAATCAAATCAAAAGAACAGAAATGGTCGTATATACGAAAAAAGAGTCATGGAGAAAGCCGTTGACAAATATGTGACTGAACAAGTTAAAACAGGAAGAGCTGTTGGAGAGTTAAATCATCCAGAAGGACCAACAGTTAATCTTGATAAAGTTTCACATAAGATCACTGATCTGCATTGGCAGGGAAATGATGTTATAGGAAAAGCATCAATTCTTAAGACCCCTATGGGACAAATCGTTGAAGGTTTGCTCGAAGGTGGTGTTAAGCTTGGTGTATCAAGTCGTGGTATGGGAAGTCTTGTACAGAAGAATGGAGTCCAATATGTTGGAGATGACTTTATGTTATCAACAGTAGATATTGTTCAAGATCCATCCGCACCGTCTGCATTTGTAAATGGTGTTATGGAAGGAGTTGAATGGGTATGGGATAATGGACTTATTCGTCAACGAGATATTGAAGAAATTGAGACTGAAATTAAAAGCACTCCAGCTACTGGATTGCCGGAAGCTGAGATACGAGCTTTTAAGAATTTCCTCTCTAAGTTAAATCTAAAATCATAGGAGAATGATTATGTCAGACGACGCTATTAAAAACGAAGTAGCAGAAGACATATCTGAAGAGCAGGTAGTGGAAACTGAAGAAGTTTCAGAAGAGCTCGTTGAAGAAGAAATTTTAGACGAGGAAGTTGAAACTACTGAAGAAGAAACTCTTGAAGAAGGCAAGCATGAGGACGAGGAAGAAGAGCACGAGCCTAAAAAGGAAAGTGTTAATATTCCAAAAACGAAAGCTGGCGTAATTCAAGCTGCAGTAGATATGCTGAAAGCTGCTAGAAAAGAACAGGCTCAGGCCATGTTCTCAAAGATGGTTCTCGGTGATGATGAAGAAGAATCTGTCAAATCAGCTGACGACGCTATAAAAAGTGTTAAGAAAGCTGCTGATCCTAAAGCAAAAGCTAAGGTTGAAGCTATAGATTTTGATGAAGATTTAGAAAACATCATTAAAGAAGAGGCTACTCTTTCAGAAGGATTCCGTGGTAAAGCTCAAGCTATTTTCGAAGCTGTGTTAACATCTAAGTTATCACAAGAAATCGATAGATTAGAGAGTGAATATGCACAAAATCTAGAAGAAGAAGTATCTGACGTTCAAAATCAATTAGTAGAAAAAGTAGATTCATATTTAAACTACGTAGTTGAAAATTGGATGAAAGAAAATGAAGTTGCAGTACAAAACGGTTTAAGAACCGAAATTGCTGAAGACTTTATGACTTCTTTACAGTCAGTGTTTAAAGAACACTATATCGAAGTACCTGAAGGTAAAGTTGACTTAGTTGATGAACTCAACGAACAAGTCACTGAACTTGAAGAAACTTTAAACAAAACCACAGAAGATAATATCAAACTACACACAGCTGTTCAAGAATTTGAAAAGAAAGAAGTAGTAAGAGAACAATCTTCAGGGCTTGCAGAAACAGAAGCTGAGAAATTAGCATCTTTAGTAGAAGATATCGAATTCGATAACAAAGAATCTTTCGAAATGAAAGTGAAAACTGTTAAAGAATCATACTTCAAACAAGATTCTAAAGAATCAGTTGACGAAGTTGATAGTCTATTAGGCGATGGTGAGGTTGCTGAAGAAGCAGTTTCCGAGTCTATGGCTAGATACACTCAAGCTATAACAAACTTTGTAAAATAATTTAGGGGAAAACTAAAATGTTTCAAGCAGACGCAAAATTAATGGAAAAATGGGGTCCTGTTCTCGAGCACGAGTCAGCAGCACCTATTTCCGACAGATATAGAAAAGCTGTTACAGCTAGACTATTAGAAAACCAAGAGGTTGCCCTAAGAGAAGAAAGAGCACAAAGCCAAGGAAATTTCATTTCTGAAGCAGCAGCTGCTAACAATATTGGTTCAGGTTCAGCACCGAATAACATCGGTACTTTTGACCCAGTATTAATTTCTCTTGTAAGAAGAGCAATGCCTAACTTGATTGCATATGATATCGCTGGTGTTCAACCAATGAGTGGTCCTACAGGACTTATCTTTGCAATGAAATCAAAATACAGCTCACAGAGTGGTACAGAAGCTTTATTCAATGAAGCTGATACTGCTTTCTCTGGAACTGGTACACACCAAGCTGATCCAACAGGATTAAGCGGTGTCGTAGATGCTGATACAGACGGAACAATTGCCGACGAAGCTGACACAGTTTCAACATTCGGTGGTGGTTTAGCTACATCAGCTGCTGAAAGACTCGGCGTAGGTGAAACCGGAGACGGTGCTTACGGTGAAATGGCTTTCACAATTGAGAAATCAACTGTGACTGCTAAGTCAAGAGCTCTTAAAGCTGAATACACAATGGAACTAGCTCAAGACCTTAAAGCTATCCACGGTTTAGATGCAGAAGGCGAACTAGCTAACATTCTATCTGCTGAGATCCTTGCAGAGATCAACAGAGAAGTTGTTAGAACAGTTCTTAAAACTGCTAAAATCGGAGCTTTACAGTCTTCAACAGCTGTTTCAGGTGTGTTCGATGTTAATACAGACTCTGATGGAAGATGGATGGTTGAGAGATTCAAAGGCTTAATCATGCAAATCGAAAGAGAGTGTAACGTAATTGCAAAAGAAACAAGACGTGGTAAAGGTAACTTTATCCTTTGTTCTTCAGACGTAGCTTCAGCTCTAGCAGCTGCTGGTATGTTAGATTACACACCTGCACTTTCTTCTAATCTAAACGTTGACGACACAGGTAATACTTTTGCTGGTGTTCTTAACGGAAGATTAAAAGTTTACATTGATCCATATTCAACTGTAGACTTTGTTTGTGTTGGTTACAGAGGATCTAATCCATATGACGCAGGTTTATTCTACTGCCCATACGTTCCACTAACAATGGTTAAAGCCGTTGGTGAGAATGATTTCCAACCAAGAATAGGATTCAAAACAAGATACGGTATGGTCGCAAACCCATTCGTAGCTCTTGATGGTGTTGGTAACGACAGAAGTAACCAATACTTTAGAATCTTCAGAGTTGACGACATCATGGTGTAAGCCAGAGTTAATACTCTTTTTAAAGGGGAGCTTCGGTTCCCCTTTTCTTTGCGTATAAATAGATATATGGCAACATTAACTACAAATAAAAACTTCTTAAGCCCAGTAGGCTTTCAATTTAAAGTAGATAGCACAAAGTATCCTAATATCGAATACTTTGCTGTTGCTGCTACGCTTCCAGGAATTAGTATATCAGCAGTAGATACTCCATATCGAGGTGTTAATTTAGCTTTTACAGGCGACAGATTAAGCTTTGAAGATTTGGCATTAAGAGTTAATGTAACAGAAGATATGGAAAACTATATTGAAACCTTTGATTGGTTACATAATATTGCTCAATCAAATAATGCTGAAGGATTTAAAGCAGATGCTACTCTTTTAATCTTATCGTCACATAATAATGTCACAAAAGAAATTAAGTTTAAAGATGTATTTCCAACAAATATAACACCAGTGGAATTTGATGCACAAGTTGAAAGTGTAGAGTATGTACAAATGGATGTTACATTTGCATATACTAATTTTGAATTTGTATAAGTATTTTACTTAAAACACTGTACAAAATCACTTTATGATGGTATAATAATAATATGAATAATTTGCAACAAATATTAGAAATGTGGAAAAAAGACTCTATTATCGATGATATGAATCTCGATGAAGCATCAAGAGACTCTGCAAAATTACATAGTAAATATCTCGAATTACTTTCTGTAAATCGAATGAAACTCAAAAAAGCCGAACTTGAATTTAAAGTGCTACTTAAGGACAAATGGTTGCATCTTAATGGCAAAATGAGTAAAGAAGAAATTGATACAAAAGGCTGGGATTATGATCCTTTAGGTGGATTAACTGTACTCAAAGGTGATATGGATTATTATTATGATTCAGATCCAGTTATTCAAGAGCATCAAGCTAAAATACAATATCTAGAAGAATTGTGTTCAACATTAAAAGAAATATTAGATAATGTTAAATGGAGACATCAAAACATTAAAAACATGATCGACTGGAGAAAATTCACTAGCGGAATTTAATGGAAACAATTATTGTCACTAAAAGAAACGAAGCATTCTTATCGTTAGAATGTGAACCTTCTATAGAGCGAGAATTGTCTGAACACTTTTGCTTCTTTGTTCCTGGATATAAATTTATGCCTGCTTATAAAAATCGTATGTGGGATGGAAAGATACGATTATTTGATCAAAGAAAGAAAACATTATATACTGGTTTATATAAGTATCTAGCAGAATTCGCAGAACAAAGAGATTATAAAATTGTAATAAATGAGGATGCCTTCTATGGCACTCCTGACGAAGACCTTAATCATGATCTAGACACCTTTTTGAGTAAATTGAAGGCTAGCGTGAATGGAAAGGATATATACCCCAGGGATTATCAATTAGAGGCCTTCTCGCTCATTATGAGAAAAACTAAAAGCCTTTTACTATCACCAACTGCTTCTGGAAAATCTTTAATCATTTATATGGCATTAAGATATTACCTAGAAACTTATGATAATGATGTACTCATTATTGTCCCTACAACATCCTTAGTTGAACAGATGTATTCGGACTTTGCTGACTACTCCAGTAAGGATACCTGGGATTGTGCCGAAAATTGTCATAGAATATATTCTGGAAAAGACAAATATCATTTTAAACAAAGAGTTACAATAACAACCTGGCAATCCATTTATAAAATGAATCATGAATGGTTTGAAAGATATGGTATGGTAATAGGCGATGAAGCACATAATTTTAAAGCCAAATCGCTTACTGCAATATTAGAAAAATGTACAGAAGCTAAATATCGTATTGGTACGACTGGAACATTAGATGGTACTCAAACCCATCAATTAGTATTAGAAGGATTGTTTGGTCCAGTATATCAGGTCACTACAACTAAACAATTAATAGATAATAACGACTTAAGTCAATTAGAAATAGATATACTTATACTTAAATATAAAGATGAGATATGTAAAATTATATCTGGTCTAAAATATCAAGAAGAACTGGACTTTATTGTAAGATATGAACCACGAAATAATTTTATTGCTAACCTAGCGTTAGATCAGAAAGGTAATACTTTATTGCTATTTAATTATGTTGATAAACATGGTAAACCATTACACTCTCTGTTAAAAGAAAAGATAAATAGTAATAGAAAGTTATTTTATGTATCAGGAGAAACAGATGTCGATACAAGAGAATCAGTCCGTGAGATTACCGAGAAAGAAAAAGATGCAATTATCGTCGCAAGTATTGGGACTTTTTCTACTGGGATTAACATTAGGAATCTACACAATATCATCTTTGCTTCACCTAGTAAGTCGCAAATTAGGGTTCTTCAATCCATCGGCCGAGGACTAAGAAAGAGTACCACTGGTCAAGATACAAAGATATATGATATAGCAGATGATTTACATTGGAAATCTAATAAAAATTATACATTACAACATGCAGCAGAACGCATAAAGATATATTCTAAAGAACGATTTAATTACAAATTATGGGATATAAATATATAAATGGAAGAATTAAATATTAGACATTTTAAACTCATGAATGGAGATGATATTATCGGACTCGTAGCAGTTAAAAACGATGATAACTTTATAATTGAAAGACCTGTTAGTATACATGCTAATTTATTGGGTGGCTTTCAATTTACTCCTTGGTTTCCATTCTCGGATTCCAAACAATTTAAAATATTAAAATCTAATATTATTCAACATGTTCCTATAGCTGAAGAAGTAAAATCTAGTTATGTGCACTTTGCATTGAAACTAGATAAAATCAGTAAGCCTGAAACGAGGTCTGATCTTGAGATCTTAGAAGATTATGAGAATGAGCTTGTGAATGAGTATGCTGATAATGGTGTACCTGTAGTTGAGAAGAAGACGATACATTAGAATTTTGTATTCCTTCCCTCCGGAGGTACTATTATATTATATCATAAAACTTGACAAAAGTACAGTGTTTTAATGAAATAAATTATATGTACTTTTCGCTAAAACTATGGTATAATACTATAATTATGGAGAAAATAAAATGAGCCAAAAAAATAAAGCACATTATGTTAATAATAAAGAATTTTCTCAAGCTGTTTTTGATTATGCTGTTGAGGCACAAGGAGCTAGAGAAAAAGGAAATGAAATTCCTAAAGTTACAGACTATATTGCAAAATGCTTTATAAGAATTGCAGAGGGTCTATCACATCGACCAAACTTTGTACGATATACTTATAGAGAAGAAATGGTTATGGATGCTGTTGAAAATTGTTTAAGAGCAATTGGTAACTATAATATAGATACTGCAACTCGCACAGGAAAGCCAAATGCTTTTAGTTACTTTACTCAAATTTGCTATTTTGCATTTATACGTAGAATAACAAAAGAAAAGAAACAACAAGACATTAAGTTTCGATTCATTGAGAAAATGGGTATTGAAGATTTTGTTTCAATGGGTATGGATAACGATACAGCAAGTGAAACTATGGCATATGTCGATACACTAAGACAAAGAATTAGTACAGTAAGACAAAAAGATACTGCTATTAAAGAATTTGCTAAAAAAGAAAAGGAAGCTGAAAAGCTGGAGTTATTCATGTCATGAAACATTTAAGCGAAAAACAAAGAGTCGGTCAAATCAGAAGAAACAAAGTAAGGTTTAAGAAAGAACTTAAACGTAAAGTAAAAAGAAAAGAGCTAGCAATGACTATGGAGAGAATCCGAATCTCAGGAAGAAGATTAGGTAAACTCCAAAGAAAAATGTTTGCAGAAAGAATGAGGATGATACGTGAAAGTAGCAATTCTTAACGATACACATTGTGGTGTAAGAAATAGTTCAGATATCTTTTTGCAATATCAAGATAGATTCTATTCAGAAGTATTCTTTCCTTATTGTAATGAACATGGTATAAAGAATGTATTGCATTTAGGAGATTACTATGAGCATCGTAAGTTTGTTAACTTTAAAGCTCTTAA